CATATCAAACCCCTTTCTGATAAAATTCTCCTAAAACTCTCCTAAAACTCTCCTAAAATCATCATAAATTTGAAATAGGGGGTATGGGGGAAAAGTTGCGCCCTTAGCCTGATTTGCGTTAGCTTTCAGCAAATTAGGCTAAGACTTCACGGCGAAACGTCCCCCATTTGATTACAGAATTTATTCTGTAATCGTAATCGTCTGCCAATCGTCGGAAGTTGTAACAGTAACATCTTCTGCCACACCGGAAGCCTTGAAATTGCCGGAATATGGCATACAGTCTGTCGTATTGCCGTCAGCATCCGGAACGACTGTATAATCACGGCGTTTGCCTTTTGCTTTCCATGCCGTACCGGAAAGATGTTCAGCAGTTGTCATATCGACCTGAATAATCGAGCGCACAGCATCCTGACCGATTTTTTCGTCTTCGTGGATGGCGACAATATCATCAATGACTCTGTTGCCGTCATATCTGTCGAGTGCGTATGCGGTAGAAGTGGCATAGCCTGTCGTGTCAGTGCGCTCTGTTTCTTCGTCCACATACTGACGGCTGTATTCTTTTGCGTTCTTGCTGGTGGACATGTCGGTAAAGCCTTCCATTCTGGTATATGCCGTATCTTCCGGCACTTTGTAGAATGCAAGCTTTCCGGTTCGCATAACAAGTTCTGAATTACTGAGATTTTTACCCATTAAAATACCTCCTGTCCTGATAATAAATCAGGTTTAACTGTATTTGATACCTTGCAGTATCATCTTCTGCATCGTAAACATAGCCACTGGAAAGAATTTCAATTCCGTAAGGCGTTCTGTAATTTCCTAAATCTGGAAAATTTCTGTTCCAGTTCTGCTGTTCGAGCCAATCTGAAAATTGCTCATAAAATCCGGAATTTTCGATGTTTTCAATCACCTGTTCCCCATATTTTTCACGGCTTGCAAAAACAAACTGAAACTGTCTCCGGCTGCCGCCGTCCGTATATTTTTTAATTATCGGATTACAGGGCACAGTATCAATTGTATAACTGACATCTGCATCAAGCTGGTCAACGTTGAAAATCACACCATCTTTCAGCAGAGGGCATGTCATCAGATAATTCCGGACAGCCTGAATCAAAGTCATAGTTTTCCCTTTCACACGATAGATTTTGCATTGCTGAGAATATATTTTCTGTTATCGAGCCATGCACGCTTTGCCCATAATCTGCCACGCAGTCCTTTGGATTTGCCGTGTTTCCATTGTTTGCGTGCATAAGGTGTTTTCCAGATAAGCCGCCCTTGTTCCGGAACAGAATAAGTGAGTCCTGCTCGTTCCAGCGTTCCGAAACGATATGGAATATATGCAGAACTTTTCCGGAGCAGCTCACTGGAAACATATTTGACTACTTTTTTTCTGTATTCCGGTGATTTTGCCTGAATACTGGAAAGTTTAGCTTTCACTTTGAATTTTGTCATACTGCCGTCACCTCGATATGCTGTACAGCATCGCTGCCGAACAGGAAGTCCTTGACGGTCACGACCGTGAGCGCATCCGCAGGCGGACGGTCTGTTCCCACCGTCCCCGGCAGGATGCGGTCGTCCGGCTTTGGGATATAGAGGCCGATGCTGTCTCTGTGGATGATACACAGCGCCCGGTCCTCAGGGCGGCGATCCGTCCCGGCGAGACGCTGTGCGTCACATCCCTGCCAGTAGACCGCGCCGGTCACATGCCGCACCCACGCGGGCGCACGGTCGATGATCGTCTGCTCCCAGATAGTGCAGCTCGGCCTATTCGTGAACATCTGCACCGCCTCCGTAGATGTCGAGCATCCCGAACGTCTGCCGCAGGAGGCCGAGATCGCGGAGCTCATTTCGGAGAAAATAGAGCTGCTGCCCGGCGTTCGCGAAGGTGTACGTCATACTGTACGCCCCGATGCTCTCGGTGTTCTGCGTCGCCGTGGCCGACTGTCCGAGCGCCGAGAGCGCCCGGAACACCGCCGCCACGACGACGGACTGCACGGCCATAGCATAGTCCTCGCCGGTGGCCTCGTCTGCGATCCTCGCGTCGATGTCCACCCGGTAGCGCTGCGCCGTGAGACGGAGCTTCGCGGATGCCTGCGGCAGCAGCACCGCCGCAGCCTCCTCCTCCTGCGCCGTCAGGGAACGGAGCGTCCGCAGATCATCGACGGTCGCGTAGACGGCGGACATCAGGTCCCAATGGCAGCGGCCGTCACGGTGACATAGCCCACCGCCGCGACCTTGCCATCTACCAAGTTCACGATCTCGAGGATATCTCCCTCGGCGACCGTGATCTTGGTCGTGCCGGAGGTCAGGGACGTGCCGGCATAGTCCGCAGTCGCGGTGCCGTATCCCGCGCGGGATGCGGGGTTTTTCTTGTAGGCGTAGGTGGTGCCGGAGCCGCCTGCGGTCACGGTCGCGACCGTCTTGCCGGCATCGGAGGCGGCGAGCGTCACGGTCAGAGAGCCGGGCGCATAGACCGCACGGATCGCCGCCGAACGCAGCACCTTGTGCCCGTAGACACGGCGCCCCTGCACCGCGCACGCGCCGATGTACTGCCCGGACTGTGCCAGATCCTGCACATGCACGCCCACGCTCCACTCTGCCGCTCGGGTCGCATAGCGCGGATGGCCTGCGATCATCGCAAGGCCGGTCGTCTGGTCGTTCCACTCCTTGACCTTGAAGCCGGCGATCTTGCCGATCACGCCGTTCTCGACCGTTACATCGCCGAGGGCAGTCGCGCGGACGAACTCCGGGCACTTGAGCAGGAGCGCCGTGACATCCGGCACGACCAGCAGATAGCGCTTGCCGTCATCCGGGATGTTGGCCTTGGACATGTCCGTGCGGATGTCAACGATCGTGCTGTAGATGTTGTCCTTCGTGAGCACGGCAACGTTCTTGACGGTCGCTCCAGCGAGCAGCGTGGTCGCGCCGTCCGTATCGACCTGACGTGCCAGCGAATAGCCCGCAGAATCCAGTCGGTCGGCGACCAGGTCATCCGGGACGGATGCCTCGTCATAGCCGTCGATCAGCTCGTTGACGGCCTTGTCCTTGTCGATGACGAGGGTCGTGTAGGTCGTCGAGCCGGTCGTGAGCTGGATGCCGTTGGCCTTGTCGTAGTCAGAGACGGCGACCTCGGCGTCACGCACCGGGATCTTGACCGCCCCCGCGGTCGGATCGCCCCCGTAGTCGTTGTTGAACACGAAGCCGTCCGCGAGCACGAGCTCAGCGCGCAGCTTCGCGAGGACGAGGTCGGAATAACGGGTCTGTGCCTCATGTGCCATGTGTCAGTTCTCCTTTCTAGCCAGCTTGGGGTTCTTCTTGTAGAACGCAGCGGACACGCCGTCCGCCTCGCCGTTCTCAGCCGAAAAATGATAGCTGCCGTGTGTGCTCTTGGTGAGGGCAGCCAGCTTCTCGGCATCCTTACAGAGCGCCTCCTCGGTCTCGCCGGTCAGACGGTCGGCCAGCTCCACAGGGAGCCCTGCCTGCATCGCCGCCTTCGTCCGCAACGCCGCGAGGAGCGCAGTCTTGTGTGCGGCCGCCTGCTCATCGAGCGCCTTCTGGTGTGCCTCCGGCGAGAGATAGCCCTCGTACTGCTTGACCGCCTCCGTGACGGCCGCCTCGATCAGCGGCTGTGCTGCCGCCGTGAGCGCCTCCTGTGTGGTGATGGGCGTAAAGTCCTCCATCGTGGTACCTCCTTTGTACTGCTTCATGACGCCGGCCCCGACCTGTGCCGGGACGGCGACAAAGCTCCATTCATAGGCATCGGTGATGCCGCTCAGCACGGTGTGACAATGCTTGCCATCGTACACCTCGCCCTTGACATGCCCGCAAGCCATGTCCGCAGCTCCGCAGACCGAGCACGTCCGCCTGGATGCGCTGCACGAGACGCTGACCTCCTTGAGGATCCCGCCGTCGATGAGCGTGATCGTGTCGGCGTTCTCTGCTGTGCGTACCATGTAGGCGTAGCCCTTCAGATACTGATACGGCGTCCCGAGCTTCGTCGTGCGGCTATCATCCGTGACGACCTCGGGGTCATAGATCCGCGCCATCTGGTTCACCGCAGAGGGCGCGTGGTCGAAGATGCCTGTCTTGCCGATGAACAGCGGTGCCATCTCTGCGAGTGCCTCCTCCGAGAACCGTTCGCCGTCCCGGTCGATGTCGTTGTGACAAAGCGTGCCGGGGAAGGTGTAGATCTCGTCCTCGTCGAAGTCGCGCCGCGTCAGCCTGCCGATCTTCTCTTTCGTTTCCTTGTCCGTAAGTCTCACCCTTTCATGTGTGGTCAGTAGCCGATGACCTGCACCGCCCTCTTCTCCTTTGCCGATGCACAGAGCCAGTGTGCGAGCGACACTGCCTCCAGCAGCGCCGCCTCTGCTCCCTCGAGGATGGACACATAACCGAAGCCCCCGTCCGACCCGATGGCGCGATGATCGCAGTTGACCGCGATCTGCGCGAGTGCCGGCTGTCCCGCGTGGCAGATCTGTCCGGCAAAGAGCTGCTGCTCAAAGAGCGTGTTCGCCGCGATGATGTCCCGCACTGTCGGCAGGATGGGCTTGCATCGCACACCGGCGTCCTTCATCTCGCTGGTAAGGAGGGATTGTCCGGCGGCACCGTCCACCGCGACCCGCTCTGCCCCCGGTGCTGACAGGTACGCGATGATCCATGCGTTCCCCTCGCGCCGTGTCCGGCAGTCGATCGCTTCCACGAAAATGCGCCCGTCGGCCGTCCTGACAGCGACCGCGAGCGCCACATTCTCTGTGTTCTTAGCGAATTTCACCCCGAGATAGAGCCGCGCACCGGGACGCAGTGTGGGCTTGCCGTCCACGCGGCACGCATCCCACTCCTGCTTACCGATCGCGGACTTTTGCGAATACGTCAGCCAGAGCCCGAGGCGCTGGATGTTGTCGTCCACCTTGTCCTCGCCCAGCTCCGAGCGGATGGCACGCTCCGTCAGGAACGGTCCGCCGAGGGATGGGTTCGTCTCGTACCAGAGCGCGACATCCTGCGTGTCCGACATGCGCGGCACGCTCCACTCTGCCCATCCCGCGTCCTCCTCCTTGCCGGTGAGGCAGCGGCGGCGGTATTTGAGGAACACATCGCCCGCAGACACCGCCGTCGGCGGCGTGCCGCACATCAGCGTCTGTCCGTTCGGGCTCGCCGCAACGAGGTATTTCAGCGCTGTCTCTTGGTCGGCGGTGTATTCCTGTGCCTCGTCGATGATGAGCAGGTCGTAGCCCTCACCGAGGCCGCCCTTGGCCGACCGCGTGCGGAAGTTGATGAGCGCCTCGCTGTCTCCCTGGAGCCACTCGATCCGCTCGCATCCGCGTGTCTTGTAGGTCTTGAAGTCGGTGTCCTCGACATAGCCGGCCTTGGCGAGCCGCGCGATGATCTTCGTCCAGGCGTCCGTGCTCGTGGTCGTGCGGTGTGCCGTGTAGATGACGCGCTCGCCGTGCGTGAGCGCCCACAGACAGCGCATGATGAGGATCTCGCTCTTGCCGTTCCGGCGCGGCACGCTCCATCCGTACTTCATGTGGACCCACAGTCCGTCCGCATCCACAGCCATGATGTCGCTGAGCATGAGCCGCTGCCAGTCCTGCGCCGTGCGGCCGGAGCGGTCGTAGAGATCGGCGGCCTCGGTGCCGTGCGTGGCCATGTAGGGGAGCGTATGGGAGACGGTGGGCGTCTGCCTGCCGCGGCGGGGCGCCTCTGCCGGCGAGGTCATAGGCTCTTCCAGTCGAACGTCAGCGGGAGCACCCGGTTCGAGATGACCTCCGGCGCACCGCCGACATCCTGCACAGCCACGAGCTTGTCGGACTTCTGCCGGTTACAGCAGAAGTGCGCGAGCTGGAGGTTGCCAAGGTCGGACGGATGCCCGCCTCTGCTCACCGGGATGATGTGGTCGATGCACGGCGACATCGGGTCCGGCCACTTCACCTTGAAGTCTACCGGCCGGCCGCAGATCCCGCAGACCTTCTGCGTCATGTAGATTTTGCGCTTGTTGCTCTCGAACTGTGCCCGCTGCGTGCCGTTGTGGTCGGGACGGGTGTTCGCTTTGGTGGGTCTGGCTCTTGCGCCGTTTGGCATGGCTGCCTCCTTTCTGGGCATGAAAAATGCACCGCCTATGGAGTTAGACAGTGCATACACTTATGATTGGTTTCGTACTAAGTCGGGATTATTTCAGCTCGACACTGAACACATGATCGAAGTTGTAGATGCCGACCCATGCGCCCTTCAACTTGACGCAGACAGCCGTTCCGTCATAGCTGTAGTCGTCCCATTCGCCCTTGTCGTAGACGATCGTGTCGCCGGACTTGAACGTGATCTCGAGCTTTTCGGCGTAGTCCATTTGTTTGCCTCCGTTCGGGTATGAGAAGACCGACCTCGATCATGCGGGGCGGTCAAGTACGTATTCGATGAAGTCATCATTCAGTTTGAGGTCGTATTTCTCGAAGTGGTAGATCCATGACTCATACCAGATGTAAGTACCGTCAGTGATCTGGTCATCAGATTCTCTAACTACTTCACCGGTAATACGATCATATACTGGCGCAGTAGTGTATGCCGAATGAGGAAATGACCGCATATACTTGAGGATCGCCATTTTCAGTAATTGGATCACTATCAGTCATAGACTTGAACTGCTCGATCGTTAGTTTATTGATATCTTTATTAAATGCATATCTTTTCATCAAGGTCACTTCCTTCCAAAGAATGGCCTCATCTCTCCATCGTTAAAAATACCAATGGAAAACGAACCATTAGGATACGCAAATAGAATGTCGGTGGGAGCTTTGACACGAATCCCTAGCTCATTTGCAAGAAGCTGTGCAAAACAGTTTCCTGTGTTCGTTGTGTCGCCTGTGCTGCAAGCCAATAGGCGAATGGCAGGATCAACGCCGCGTTTTTTGCAGTCATCAATGAAGCTCTTATAGTCGTCACGACCTCGCAGTATGGTCGCCAAAGTATATGCATCGATCGAAGCTCGTCTATCATTCGGAGGATAGTCCTGCTTGAAAAACTCCATGTCCTTGAAACTACCATGCGCACGGACATCGAATGTGTTCGGTTCTGGTAGCGCTCGCTTTAAATAAGACATGGCCATATTGTCAGGTCTATCATATGAGAATGACGGCTCCGGCTCACGAATACCGCGCATGACCACTTCTGCTCGTTCCTGTGGGGTCATCTTGTTATAGAGGGCTCGTGCTGCTTCATCAGCATTTACATCCCTTTGATTTATTATACCACGTTCCCCCGCCAAAGTCAACCCTGACAGGAGCCTTTCCTCCATCGCCGCGGCATCCTTCATCGAGAGGATCGTCGGCTCCGGGGCCCCTGCCGCGACCTCCTCCGGATCGACCCGCTCCCAGCTCCGCTTCGTCCATACGTCCTGCCGCTGCCGTCCCTCTTCGTAGGTCACCGTGCAGCCGCAGTTGTCGTGGCGGCGGAAGATGTCGCTCGGGTGGCGGCCGTAGACATACCGCCCTGCCAGACCGTCGCACCACGGACAGCACTTGCCGTCTGTCTCGCGTGTGATGTGGCACCGTAGGCCGAGGTCGCTGCGTTTCTTGGCGTTCGTCTCGATAAAGTCATCGTGGAACGAGCGTGCCACGGTCGCGACCGGCTTGTTCGCACGCCGCTGGATGGTCGCTGCCGTCACGCCCGGGTCGATGAGAGAATGTGCCACCGTCTGCACACGTTCTGCCGGGAAGGGAGCGTGTGCGGCATCGAGCGAGAGCCCCAGCGCCTCGTCAGCGGCCTCCTGCACGTCCACAAGGATGCCGTTCATCGTGTCATAGCGTTCCCGCAGCAGCGCCGTACAGACCGCCTCACGCAGCTCCTCGGGGACATCGAGTACATGCTCCCCGAACACCTCGCCGAGCAGCGCAGACGCCCGCTCCGAGAGCTGTGCCGTGTCCGCGAAGGCCGCCGTCTGCTGCTCGACCCGCCGCATCGCAGCCCGCGCCTGTGGATCGCGCGCGAGGCGCTGATAAAAGAGACTGAGGATCTCGCGGAATGCTTCTTGCGCTGTCATCGAGGACGCCTCCTTCCTGTAAAGCCAAGGGGGCTTTACGTTTCCGCATCGCTCCGCAACCCGGTGAGCCTGCGGATGTTCCTGGCACCCATGAAGCCCTCAGATGCCTGCCCGAGCTTGAGGATCGCATCTCCGAGAACACCGAGCGCGGCCGCATCCGGCTCGAAGATCGGGAGCCACATCGGCTCGACATCTGCGAACGCCTTGCGTTCATACGAGTAGCTGTCACGGATGCACGCGGCGAGATAGCCCGCGTTCAGGAATCCTGTCCCGAGCGTCTGCTGGGCGCGGCGCGCCGTCAAGCGCAGGTTCTCGTGAGACGCCTTGATCGCCTCCTCGCTCGACGGGTTCTCGGTCGTAAAACCGAGGTCATCGAGCGTGAGGGACGTCTCTGCTGCGAACAGCGATGCGAGCATCCGCATCTGCTCGAGGAACGGTGCCATGCTGCCGGTCTGGAACTGTCCGAGCGAGGGCGAGTCGCCGTCCTCGTCCTTCGTGAAAAACAAGAAGGTGGAGAGCGTCGCCCTCTGTTTGTCGAAGTCGGCACGCGCTTCACCGTTCTCATCCACACGCGCCGCGAGACCCACGATGTACTTCTGCGGTACACTGTAAAACTCCGCCGCGACCTCCGTCCGCAGCAATGTCCGAAGCGCGGACTGCACGATGTCCATGCAAGCCCGCGAGATCCGCGAATGACCGAACGGACGGTGTGCATCCGGCCGGAAGATGACCGGCACGAGCAGCGGATAGGGTGCAGGATGCTCCCAGACCTCGTCCGGGATGCTATGGCCGTCTCGGTAATACTCCGTGCGGCCTGGGAGGAAGTAAGCCTCGAGCGTGGGGTGGCCGTTCTCGTCTCGTTCAAGGACCGCATAGCCCTCGGTGAGGAGCGCGGTCGTTGTGTCGATGATGCCGGTGGCGTTCCCGCCGTCGATGCTCTCGATGGACGGATAGCCGTCCTCACGCTTGTCGATGTAGAGAAAGCTGCAAGACGAGATCAGTGCCGACAGCACCGCCGAGCCATGCAGCACGTCCGCGTTGTTGAGGCGGTAGATCTCCCCAAGGCGTGCCACATCATGATCGAACCCATCGAACACGATACGGTCGGACAGCGTGTCCACCGCCTTCGCGCACCACCCGAGCGAGAACGTCAGCGAACGCATCTCCGGCGGGATGAGCGGCGAGACCTTCTTCTGCACCTGCTTCATCTCGTAATACTGATACCGCACCCGCACGCGCCGTGCTTTTCGCACCAGCTTTTGTCTTAGGTATTCGATGCCATACATCCTCTCGCACACCTCCGGGCAGATTTTTGAGCA